TTTTTATTATCTTTCTGTCTATATATAATCCTGCAGCCATGCCACGATTCTTTTCTGCGTTGGTCGCAGCGGAAAAAGCCCCCTTATTCAAAGCCGCCTCTCTAATCTTACCAAGTTCTGCTATGTGTTTATCGTAGGTGACTTCATATTTTTTCAGCTTTTCTTCTCGTAATGCGCCGATATATTGTACCACCAGTGGTGATAGTCTTGGATTCTGTAATTCTGATGCTTCTACTCTAGCTCTTTTCTCACTATAGCCAGCAGCGATAGCTGCATCTGCACCTGTGGTTCTACCTTCATTGAATACTATGTATTCAGCGAATCTCTTCTGCATTTCTGTTAATCTTTTTGGAAGTCCCATATTGACAATTTAAGGTAACTATCCTATATTGTCAATATGAAAGATGATCCACAAAATGGAGAAAGAGCATTAGATGCTAGTTTTGAAGATGAAGTTTCATCTAGAAGAACAGTTACTATTCCTCTTAAAGAATACGATGAATTGAAAGCTGAGGAGCATTTTATTAAAAGTCAAACTCTAATTGATATTATAGATAATATTGAAAGATTGGTTAGAGCATTAAGAAAACATATAATAAGGAAATGACAGAGGGAAAGTGTATTATGGCAGCTATGAAGGAAGATAGAGGAGAATTAGATTTAACAAAACAAATTGAAGAAAAAGATAAACTCATACAGGAATTGCGTATGCGTATTAGAGATATGTTATTAATAAGTGAACAACACAGAAGTATATTGGGTGCTGAAATAACTGATAGAAAGAGATTAGAGAAAGAAGTTAAAGATTTAAAAGTACAGATGTCAGAGTATTTAAGTGTGCGTACTAAAGGAGCAGGCAGTGTTAGTTAAAGATTTACAACAGTTCTTAGGAACTTTTACGGACAAACTTAAAGGCAATGCTATTAGTCATGCCCGAATTTTTGTTGAGAAGGATGGTTTCTTAGAAGATATTACCAGAATGGAAGTGCAGGAGCACATGATAATTGGTCAGCCCGGTTTGCGATTAGTTTTAAAAACTCAGACAGAAAAGAAATTACACCTAGATGATAAATTAATTAAACCGTATTAGGAAGGAGTAAAATGGAAATATCTATTGAACAGAGAAAACAATTGTTGGAGTACTTGTCGAAGAGACCATATGCTGAAGTATTCACTTTGGTTGCTATGTTAGTGTCTTTAAAGCCAAAAGCTAACGGCAAAGATAAAGAAAAAGAGAAAGACAAAGTTACCCCTAAAAACTAGTGGGTGCTGAACAGAAATTATACAAAAAACTTAAAGCATTTACGCCGCGAATTATCTGGAATAGGATTGAAAACCTTAGTCTTCCTGGTATGCCTGATCTATTGGGCTATAATAATTCTGGCAGGTTTTTTACAGTTGAACTGAAAGTAACCAAGGGTAGAAAAATCCGATTTTCCCCACACCAAATTGCATGGCATGTGACACACCCTAACAACACTTATATCTTGGTCCAGGCCCTCGGTCCCCGAGCCGTGAATCGTTTTCAAATGTTCCGTGGATCACGAATCATGGAGCTTGTCGCTTGCGGCTTGGAGCTTGAAGCTTCCTGCTTGGGGCTTGAAGCTTGTCGCTTGGAGCTTGAATCTGCTTGAGGCTTGGAGCTTGAGGCTTTGAACTTCCTCCACCAGGAAGGACTTCTAAATACGTGTGTCATGATTAATATATTCTTTTATTAATTTTTTATGCTTGGCGCTTCCGTACTTGCGCAGCGGTAGGGCTCTAATTTTTTTCAAGATTTCTTTTTGTTTAGTGTTTGCCATAACTTACATTAGAAATAGATTTTGTCCAGCAGGCTCTGCATTCTTTACACTTGCCGCCCTGGTTCGGGGCTGGGCAGCTGGCGCCAGATGTCACCACGCTCGACGTGTGTGTCCAGGCCGTTGGCGGTGGTCCGTCGACCTTTGAACCAGACAACCTGATCACCAGGTTAGCTGGTACAGCTGCGGGATCCGGTAAATATTTCCGCTCTTGAGTTGGCAACCAGTGATTGGTGCCCGGCGTTAACCTGCAAACTTCTAAAATTTTGCTCATGTGCTCTGGGCTCTGTACATCTCCGGCGTCGTGCCATCTGAACCATTTCTGGCGCTTCACTTGAGCAACCATTGCCGCGACCCATGAATCATGGACCAGGCTTGCCAGTCTGTAGTACTGAGCTTTTTTAATAGCTGGATATCTTATATAATTTCCTTTTAATGCATAGCAGCCGTAACACGGTGTGCCTGGGACCTTCCTGAGCTTGGCGCCAGTCTGGCATTCCCATGCTGGCAGGCTGTAACTGAGGCCAGGCATTTTGGTTGTGCGGGTCATGGTGCCTGTAATTTTTTGTGCTTCTTTAACTTTCATACTTTCTAATTTCTTTTTAATTTATAATTGTGTCCTTTTCGTGGCGCTTGGAGCTTTGGGCTTGGAGCTTGGAGCTTGCGGCTTGCAGCTTGAATAAGGCCGCGGCGTCCTTTTTTTTGATTAATGTATTTCTAAGAGAATGTAAAAACTTCTCGCACTTGCGCACGTACTCCCGCGGCAGCTCTTCATTCGGCCGCAGGAAATAGTGTGTTAAGTCGTTATGCTTAATTCTTTTAACCATAAAACTTTTGTTGTTTTTTATATTTTGTATCGTCCATCTCCATGAGTTGTTGCCAGTTCTCCAGGATCTCCTTAGCTCTGAAGCCACCATCTCCGATGGCAATCTCTACAGCTGTAAGTATACGTGCCTCAATTTTAGCAGGTGTCATGTTATTAATTAAATAACCTGCAGGATTGAATGTTGCATTCAGTGCCGCTTGGTATTGTTTTTCTTTATTGTTCATATGTATCCTTTCTAAATTCATCCTACATGATCCCTGAACCATTGTCAAGCTTGAAGCTTGGAGCTTGAAGCTTGAGGCTTTTTTTAAATTTCATATTAACCCATACGTGCTTACTTAAGAACACGTATGAGCAAAACCTGGCGCAATGTATAGGTGCACCGCAGAGCGCTGATTTTTCTCATTATTCCTGATCCCAGATCACAGGGGACGCGATTTCAGTCAACCAACCTGTGATCAGGGATCAGTTGTTGTCCTGTGCAGGCGGGCCTTCCAGTTTGCAACCTTACCGGGCCATCCAGATATGGATCGCGACCTGAACTATAGTGGGTCAATTCCCACAGCTACAACATCTGATCCCAGATCCATCATCCCAGTTCTTAAGCAATAGCTGAACTTACTACCCGATGGATCAGGGATCAGTCCTAATTCATAACACGAAGACGGTATAAATACGGTGTGACGTGCTACAACTAGGAGTTGTCCCATTAAATTAATGCCTAGTTATAAGATTAATTTAATATATCCAACATAATGCTTGACAAAGGAATTGTCAAGTGATAATTTTCTTTTTATGCAAACAAATAACAGAAAGGAAAAAATGAGCAGAATAAGACTAAATCAAGAGTACAGAAATAAAGGCGCAAATATTATGCGAGTACACTTGGAACAAGAAAAGACACAAGAGAAAGAAGACTACGACAATCAGAAAGCAGATCAAATTGATCTAAATGATAAGGCATGGTCTTTAGCTGAAAAGATAGTTCGGAGACATTATACTCCGAGTGATGTTGAGAAAGCATATTATCTTCAAAACAAGTTTGAGAATGTAAATACAGTTCAAAAGGATAGTTGTTTTCATTTTCATTATATGGGCATGGTTGAAGATAGAGACTACGACAACAAACCAATTATGAAAGAAAAGAATATTGAAAAACATTTTGACTTTCGTTTAAAGGGTAGTGTTGAGGGCGAAAGTGATAGTTATTCAAGTGATGATAACTATGGATATGCTTTATATCGTGATGAAATAAATGCTCAAGAGAATTGCAACGCAGATATAAATATAGAACAAGAGGGTAAAGACAGAAATCCCCACTTGACTAAATTTGTTGATGCAAACAATAAATATCTTAGAGCAGATGATGAAGACGCTGGATATGGCAAACAATGGAACGAAAGATATCAATTAGATTTAATTGGTAGAGAATATTGTAGAGATCGTTCTATCGCTTGTAGTGAACAAGAGTTCATGCAATTAGAAAGTTGGAAACAAGCTAAAGGTAAATTCATCATGGCACATCATAAGTGGATTAAATCTGTTTTAGACCAAATGAAAGAAATCAAAATGGGTTTAAAAGGATATAAATATCTTGATGAAATGATTGAGTTGGCAAATGAATTAGGTTGCCCAATTACTGATGCTGAAATAATTAGAACTAATAGTACAGGTCTAGTTATTTACAATCCTAAAAATCTTGCTGAAAGAATAAAAGGCATGAAGAATAAACATGTATCAAGAGCAGATAAAATAAAGGAGAGATTGTTATACGAAAAACAACAAGCTGAAAGTGTAAATTAACACTTGACGAGGTTATCCTATTTATGATAGGATAACCTTAAATACAGAAAGAGAGAAATACAGATGACAAAA